CTTCTTCTAAGGAAATACGTAGTACTAAAGGGGGATAATCAGGCACCGATGTCCCGTATTGGACCTCGATTGCCTGATGTGTATGATTTCATTAGGATCTGTCCGGTTCGTGTCTCGGATGCGATAAACTTGTCGTGATGGCTGTGTGGGACAGACAGGAACAGGAATCGGAAGAAAGCTGGGCGTTATTCAAGGCTTACAGAGATTCCAACCCCCCTAGGCGACTATATAACACCTGTGTCCCTGGCGATACCCGACGCCCGCCCCAGGTGCTGCTAGACCTGAGCCGCAACGGCGGCTGGGAAGAGCGCGTGGTGGCTTACGATCGGCATCTAGACGGAATCAAACAGGAAGAGAACGAAAAGCTGCTTCGCCAGACGGCTCAGGAACGCCAAGCCAAGCACCTTTGGCTAGTTCAGGACCTCAGGGATCTCGCCTATGACCAGGCGATGAAGCGGCTCTTAGAGGCTCAGTCCTCGGAGTTGCCAACGCTTTCCGTTTCCGATATTATAAAACTTGCTGACACTGCCGTGAAGTTGGAACGTCTTTCGCATGGGGAAAGCACTGAGAATCTTGGAACGCCCAAGAACTTCAGGTCTCTTTCCGATGAGGAGCTAGCCGCGTGGCGTAGGCTCGAAGCGAAAGTTCGTGGAGATGTCGAATAAGCACGGTTCGAAGTGGATCCGTAAAGAACGCAGGCAAGCAATCTACGAACGTGACGGTTTCCGTTGCGTCTATTGCGGCAGATCTGCCAACTTGACGTTGGATCATAAAAAGCCTCGGTCGCTGGGGGGTGGGAACGAAACCGACAACCTGGTAACGGCTTGCCGGTCCTGCAACTCGAGGCGACAGGATCGGGTGTCGCACGTGGAGCAATTGAGGCTCTTTGAGACTTCAATCTCTATAATTTTTTGCTCTTAGATTTCAAAGACTTACGAGGACACTTTCGGGCATACCGGCATTCTAGGTAGTAGGATAGCTTGGAACTTTCGTTCACACCCCACTCTAATAAAATCAAGCACTTAGCACTATGTAATGGCACGTATTTGACCTTGTGTAATTTCAAGCACTTAGGAGAGTTATGAAAAGCACGGAAGATAAGAACGCGTACGAGGCGATGTTGATCGGTACGTCCTTGGACGAGCTGCCTTCGTTCGCAAGGAATCGCGTCTTGCGGCTAGCAGAAAAGAGGGGGTTCTCGGAAGGTCGCTGGACTTCTCGGAAGAACCTCACGCTATTAGCCCGAGCCGCCAGAATCGCCAGGGACAAGATGCTAGATGAGGGTCTGGTCCTGGGGTTGGATGAGACCGACCGTTTCATGCACCGAATGTGTTCCTGGCTTGGGCTCGCGGTTTCATGATCGCGGTAGATCCTGGCAATAGCACCGGTATCGCCGTCTTCGCGAACGACCACCTAACCCACGTGTGGAGGGTGTCTGACATGGGCGAGGCGGAAATCATGGCGCCTCTCGAGGGGGAAAGGGTCATCATCGAACGCCCCACCATCTACCCGAAGATGAGAGTTCCGCCGAACGATATTTTAACCCTAGCGATTAGGGTCGGGCGCTATCAAGAATGGTACGAGAGCCGAGGCGCGCGCGTGACCCTAGTGGAGCCTCGCACTTGGAAGGGGCAGGTCCCTAAGCCAATTCACCACAAGAGGATTATCGCCAAACTCTTCACGAACGAGCTGAGAGCATTGGGTGAATACCGCACCCAAATCGACGTGATAGACGCCGTAGGGCTCGGGCTGTGGGCGCTAAAGCGGCTGGTCTAAGGGCAGTCCGCTTCGGAGCGAGTTCTTGAAGAACAGGTTGTCGAACGTGAGGAAGCCCTGCAAGTTCGCGCAAATCCTCGCTCTGTTGTAGTTCGTCGCAGACCCTGAGTTGTTTGACGAAGGGAACCCCGACGATCCTGGCCACCAGTTTTGCCCGCCGTCGATAGAGAAGATCTGGTAGTTCGCGCCGGCTGCAACAGGCTCCGTGGTCGTGGCGACAACCAACGCGCCAACAGCCGCCATGTCCGCTATTTTGAAACCTGTCCCGCTAGAGGTCCACAAGGGCGATGACGTAGACCACGTCATGCCGCCGTCCACGGATAGGTACATCACAGAGTTGCCGCCCGAAAGCTTCGCCGCAAGGATCCACGTCGGACCTCCAGTCAGAGACTGTTGGGTGAAGGCAAGGGCGCAAAGAGAAATGTTAGCGGGGAAGGTGTACGTAGCCGTATTCCACGTGAGCCCGCCGTCCAGCGAGTACTGCATCAGGCTGTTCGACCACATCAGGATCGTATAGGATTCTTCGAAAGCCGGCAGAGGCGTAGCCAATCGCACGGTGCCTAGGTTGACGATCGGCGGGGTGGTGTCGGTCCAAGATGAACCGTTGTAAGAACTGATGAGTCCAGCAGCCGGTCCCGTAGTGGGAGCAAGCACCACGATGGTATGCACGTTCAGGGACCCATCGACCACGCTGCAAATGTCGCAATCGTTGACCACGAAGCCTTGGCTGATGGTTCGGATGAGACTCCAGGAACCGCCAGAGAACTTGTAGACCTTCGCCGTGGTAAGAGCGTTGGCTGTCACGACCAGCCAATATACACCCGCGTTCTGGGCATCCGCCGTTATGGCGCACTTGGTGATACCAATGCTGGAATAAGGAATGAGCGTGCTGCCCAGCTGAGTCCAAGACGCTGCGATGTCCGTACCGTTGCCGCGCCAAATGTTCAGGTTCGGGCTAGGGTTGCCGTCAGTATCAGCGATGATCCAAGACTGTTCCGTGCTCGAATCCCAGCAAGCCGCCAACACCGATCCGCCCGAGCCGCTAAGGGGCTGTTGGGACAGCATGAAGTTCAGCGCCGCTACCGAACCGTAAAGCCAACGCCCGTTTTCCAACCCTTGGGAGGTTTGGTTCCACAGCCAATTCGCGTTTTCCGCGGCAGGTTTCGTGTCGGGGGTGAAGTACGTTCCGCCTGGTTGCACCTTCAGCGGTGTGCCGGACCACGGCTGAGAACCTGCCGGGTAGTTCGTGCCAGGCGCCCAAACCGTCAACGGCGGCTGAAGTCCGATTTGCTCACTCATAATGTATCCTCACACGCCATTAGTAAACCACCCACGGCAGAATCCGAAACCGACGACCAACCCGCCTCACCTACCAGAGGATCAGACACTGAAGTCCAAGAAAAGTCGTTGCCGTCGACCCATGTCGAGTAGATAAAAAGACCTCGAGTTCCAGCACTCTTCGCCAGGTTCAGATAGTAAACAAAGTTGTTCGGTGTGGAGATGAGCGCGGTTTCGATGTCCGAAAGTTGCACCACGAACGTGGCATGAGGAACGACGTAGTAGATCGGGATGTTATCGCCTTGCGCCGCCAAGGTAGCCACGGCAACGATATCGGCGGAGGTGCCTTGGGAATTGTTCGCTCTTATCTGAAGGAGCACCTCTGCTAGCAACTCAGCATCGTTCGAGGTGTTGCGCTTCAACCCCACGATGCCCGCCAGCTGTGTCAGCGCATCGCCTATGGGCGGAGTCGACAACAGCCCAGCCGTGATAACCCCCCACAGCATGTTCTCAATCTCTTGGCATCTGTTCAGAAACGCCGTAAGAAGTCCGGAGATGACTCGCTTGGACTTGTAATGGTCCGTGAGAAACGCAAGCCCCTCAGAGAGATGGTTCGTGTCTTGGGTGGGGTAGGTCACAGCCCGTTCACCACGATCCTAGAGGTGTCCCCAAGAGGGATGACAAGCTTCGTGAAGAACAGGTTAGCTGTCCCGGCCGGACTAGGCGACAAACCAAGGGTAAACGTGGGCACGTCGATAACGCCCGGGATGGTAAGAGCGATCGCACGAATAGCCAACGCCACTACTTCTGAACCCAACCCCAAGTTTGTGTTCGTGTAGGCGACTACAGCGGCTTTTACCAAAGGGGCGATAGTGCTGGCGGTCACGCCCGTGGCGAGGGTGCAAGTGAAGGAAAAGTAAAGCAGGGCTTGAGTTGCACGGTCGAACACCATGTCGTAGGTGTTGCCGTTCTGGTCCGTGGCGACCCCTGACAGGTTCCCGTTTCCGGGGATGCCGCTGGGTTGGTCGTTGAAGAGGGTTTGCGCGATATCCGCGTTGGCAGCCAGTGGCGAAGGTCCGTCCCAAATCACGGCATGGTAGCTATGAGGGATGTCCCCAATGCCGTTGATATGGTCGGTGTCGTTCGTCAGCACAGCAGCATCGATGACGCCAGCTACCTCCAAAAGGTCGCCCTGCATCGCCGCCCAAGTCGAAGCGCCTTCAGCCGACAGCTCTTGATCTTGCCGTAAACGATATGCGGTGTCCGTCTCTTCATCCGTCCCTAGCGTAGCGTCTACGGCGTTGCTAATGCTGGTCCAGCCCGTTACAGGGACAGCGATGTTGTTTAGCGTGGTGGCGTTGGCGACGGTCGGACCGGTTTGCGTACAGATAAAAACCGCGTTCGAAACGGTCACAGGTGTGGTGCCTGTGACCGTAATATCATCCCTGTTGGTGAACTGGACGTCCGGCTGTCCCGAAACGTTCGCCGTAAGCGTGCCCGATTCGTAGACACCTGTCATCGAAAAGACGAGCGTGCATTCAAGAGCTACGGACGGGGTAGCCGTAAGACGTTTGGATCCGGTCAAGGTTCCGATGTTGTCGAGCTGAGGACCTTCGGCGTTGTCCCTAGAGAGGGAGTTGTAGGCGACACCACCAAGCTCCCAAAGCTCAGCCAGCTTCTCCGCCATGATACCGTTCAGCTGTCCAATAGGCTCCTCCGGAGAGGTGTCGAGCTGTGCATCAATGTTGGTAAGCTCGTCCGCTTCGATATCGGCAAGGATGTCTTGTACGGTAGGAGCAACAAAGCCGACCGGTGTAACGCCCGTGCTCATCTCTTCACCACGAAGGGCGAACCAGGACCACCCGTAATCACGTAGGCGCCGTCTACCTCAGCTTGCATTTGCATCGAAGCCTGCCTCTGGTTATTGATCTTCACTGTCAAAAAGTCTACCTTCGTGACACCCGGCACGCTCAACACGATGTTAGTGAACAGGCGCTCAAGCACTGTAGGATCGGGGTTCTTCACGGCAATCAGTTGATAGAAAGGCAGCCCTTGAGAGGAGTCCAAGAACCACTCCCCAAGGAACAGAAGAAACCTGTTGGTCAACTTCTGAGCCGCACAATCCGCCACGTCCTTTATCAGCGTGAGGTGCTTCGAGCCGTTCGCCGCCGTAAGCAGCAAATCCCCGGTTCCGTCTTGCTGCAAACAGCTCATTGTGCCTTCACCAAAGCGCTCGCCACGTTCCCGGGGGAAGTGTAGGCGTGGGGGAAGGATGCGCCGCCTGAGCCCGGAACGAAGGTGGAGAAGGCGGTAGCGATCTTCGCCAACTCGCCGGCAACCAGGCTAGCCAGAGCCACGAAGTCCGAACCTGTTGCGCCTAGTTGGATAGAGGTCCCGTCAAAACGAATCTGGGCTTGGCTTCCGTCCGTTCCGATGATGGTGAAGGTCGATGTAGACGCCGCATCCGTCGCCACGTCCGCGTCACATAAGGCGGCAGGCAAGCAGAAAGCCGCATCAGGCGCGAACCTTCGGGTGTTGACGGGCGACATGCCGGTTTGCCCAGCCGTGCGAAAAGCCGAATCGTCAAGGTCCTGGAAAAACACTTGGACCGTATCGCCAGGGTCTAGCGGACCTGCGATGATGAAACCTCCGGCACGTGGCCACGCGACTTTGACCTTAGGATAGATGGGCCAATCCTCGTCGGTTCGCACGCCGGTTTGGGGGTCGAACCTAGGGTCTTTGACCCCAATCTGAATGTCCGCTTCGAAGGTCGCAGGGTAGTACGCCACGACCAAAGCCGGCAAGGCGTGGTAGTGGTTCGAGGTTTCGGTCTCTGCGCTAGCCCGCGCTAATTCACTGAGAGTGGTGGATCGAGTTAGGGACACAAGAGCACCTTGCGCCTGGCTGCCGGCCAGTGGGAGAAGACCTCGGATGCTAACTCTTCGCCCCAATTGCTCATGGCGAGATTCACAGCCCAGCAAACCACTCGAATATTGTCGTACACGTAGCCTTTGGACGGTTCGATTCTGTCTAAAGATGCGCTGAAAGGGTCTGGTCCTAGTTTCCTTCCCCGCCCCTTTACCCCAAAAGGCAGCCCTGTAATTTCGCAGAAACCCGCACCAATTCGTGTTCTTAGTTGGGGTATGTAATCCCTTAGATTGAAGGGAATGCCTTTTCTTTTAGCTCGCTGCTCAGCATCTGAGACCATGTGCTGAGTAGGATCTTTTGCGTATCGGGATAGGCGGCTCTCCTTCTCTGGATGAGCTTTTCGATACGCTGTTTTATATTGTCGTTTACAGTCAATACACCAAAGAGGATAGTGTTCGTTGTTGTAGAACAGAACATCTTCCTTGAAAACCGAACAGCGAGAACATTGCCTCATGTAGAGTGTTCGTAGAACACATGTAGGACTAGTTCCCACCATCCAATCTTGCTGAGGTAACCGCAGTAAGCTCCCAAACCCTCTCCGTCGCCTCGCGGTCGAACGTCATGTCCGGGGGCTTGCTGATCCAACACGAAGCCGCTGCGATAGCCGTAGTGCCTTGGAGGTCCGAAACCAACATAGGACCAACACCCGCGCCGTTCGAGCCGAGCTTGTCCAGCAAGTTGATTGCGCTAAGGAAGACGTTGCCACCCGAAGACTGCATCAGGTGGAGCTTGATTTTGATGACTGCGTTGTTCGTCTTGGATCGCGTAACCTCGCCGTCAGTGCCGACCTTGACGGTGAAGTCCTCTGCCATTTGCTCGATTTCAAGGAACACGCCGTCGTTCAGACCACTCGAGATGGGCACACCCATGAAAACCATGGCGACCTGATCCGCGTCGTAAATCTTCGTGCTATTAGAACCGAAAGACATTGATTACCTCAGGGAAGCACAAGGACGCCGGAAATCTGGAGGGTGTGAATCGCCCCCGCCAGAGTCCCTTGGAAGGAGACGTTAGGAAGATTACGAGCGGCTACGTCCGGAATGTCCACATCACCAACCTTCGGCGCACTCACCGTAGGAGCCGGGTTGCTCGAAAGAAAGTTGTACTGGGGCGTAGTCGCCAGGTTCAGATCCTTTTGGATGACGCTCTTGATCATCGCCACACCGAGATCCGTATAGGGGACCTTCAACGAGCCTGCCAAGAGCGCGAAGACATCGATCTGAATCGAGCTTTGGAGCCAATCAATACCCCACACGATATCAATGAACTCGCCAGCGCCGGAGATTCCGCCACCAGACTTGCCACTGATGACGTTGATTCCGGCGATAGGAACGTAGTAGTTACCGTTCTTATTGGCAATGTTGCTCTGAATCGTCTCGGTGAGGTTGTCAGCCGGGACACCCGCAAGGGTCTTGTAGGCAAGCGTCTGGCTTCCGGGGTTCTGCGGAAGGAACTTGCCCATCGCCGCGCAACCCGAGAACGAAAGAAGCTGAGTCCCTGAGAAGAGACAGAACGTTCTGGTGTAGGAGTGGCTCTGAAGTTCCGCGAAAACATCCGTAGTGGAACTCGACTGCCAGTCACCGAAGTCCGAGTTGTTCGTGAAGAAGATGTGTGCGCCGTTCGACTCCGCCCACGCCGCTGCGGCTTGAATCTCCGCAGAAGAGTTGCTGTCCAACCCGATACCGTACCAGGAACCGGGAGGCGTGGCGTTCAGGATCGCCGAAAGGTCCGTTGCGATGCCAGGGTCTGCGGTGACGTCCGAAAGCTCCAGGATGTGGTTGTTTTTCACATCCCAATTCTGGACGTCGATAAGCTTCCCGCTCGCCGAAGCTTGCGTGAACACAAGGGTTGCCGTACTGACGCTAATCGTTCCTACGTTGGCGATGACCGTGGCGCTATAGGTGTCGCCAAGGACCGCCGTGCCGCCCGTGAAGTCCAGCGTGATGCCGGTACCTGAGAGCGCCACAGAAGAGCTGGTGGTAACGCCGGAACCGCTACACGTGCCAAGAGACCACTTGAACACGGACGTTCCTACAGCGCCTGCCGTGGTGATGGTAATCGAAAGAGTGCCCGTAACACCCGCAGGCGTCTCGACAGCCGTGACGGTCTGGTTACCGGTGTTCCCCGAACCCGCCACGACCGTAGGAGCCGTGAAGAGGTGCTCCAGGGTCACAACGTCCGTAGCAGGGACGCCCGTGGACTGTAGGCTGAGGTTGCTTTCGACGGCGTCCGTGCCCACTACGGTAAAGCCGTAAGTGTCGGACGCGGACGTGCTAGCCAAAAGCAGGTGCACGATTTGGGTGTTCGCAAGAGCCCTTCGCCCGACGTAGAAACTAGCCACGGCGGGGTTTTGGGAAAGGATCGCTTCGCACGCCAGGTACGTAGGTTCGGATGTGCTAAAACCATCGCTAACCATCGCCGCCAAGGACGAGTACTTCCGGGCGAGGTCCGTCCAGTGCGTGTGGTAACCCGCCACCAGCGGAGTACCGAAACCGGGCTTCGTAGGGCTTACGGTGCTTGCCGAAATGGTGACGCTAACGAGGTCCGAAAGACTCACTTGACCACCTTGTCCACGGCAGAGTCCACCACGGCGATTTCCTCAGCCGTAGGGGCTTGTCCGGTAAGCAGTTGCACAACACCATCGCGGATCTTGGTGATATCGAAACCGAGGGCAGCCGCGACCCTAAGAGCGCCCTGGAGCCTGGGGTGTTTGGCAGCTTCATCCGACAACACGCCGAAAGCCCCCAACACGAGCATGGCAACCACCATCGGGTGGGCTTGTTCCCAAGCCAAGAGCCCAGAGCCAGCAAGGGCCAAGGCAGAAAGGATCTTATTCATCGAAGCTAGTTTACGGCTAGCACTCGAATACGACAGACACCGCAGTACTAGCGGGGGAGCTGCCCGCCGTGCCGGCAATTGCCACGAATTCCCCCTCAAGGATAGTAGCCGCCGCGACGGTGTAAGCCGTGAAGATCTTGGTAGTTCCGTTGTCGTCCAAGTCCCCCACACGAGCAACAGACACTGTCCCTGAGCCATTACAGAAGATGCGCCGGATAACGCCCGAGTTGAACACGTTGGAGGCGAGGATGTCCGATGTGCCGATGGTCTGCCCCACGGTCATTTTGGTGATGTCGGCGGTCGTATCGGACCGGACATCTCGACCGGTAGGGAGCGTGCGAGCCATTATTTTACCATCTTTCGGTCAATGAAACGGAGGAGGATGTGCGTGAGTACGCCAACGATGACGCCACCAATCAGCTTGCCAATCCAAACCGCCAGGTCATCCTGCATCGACGTGGCAAGCCCACTAGCGACACCGGTAATCAGCGCTATGTGGTTGCTGTGTTCCGTAGAAACCATACAGCCTTAGTTTACTTATCGGGCGCGTTGACCGGGCTTCTGTCTATATGATCGAACTCCTTGTGCCTGGATCATCGACCACTTTTTCTTGTCGGTATCGTAGTACTGGTTGTATCCACCCTCGCGGGTTTCGCCGGGCTCCGTGCACAAGCCCATGAAGTCGAAAGGACCTGCCCCTGAGGGTGGGGGTGCGAAATAGGAGGGCAGAGCGAAGTTGCTTACGGGCACATCGTCAATCTTGTACGAGTCGGCTTCGACACCGTCGCACACCTCAGCCGCGATGATTTTGCCGTCGTTGGTCATGAACGAGGCGTGCAACCAAGGATCGGCGAGCGCTTCGAGGGCTTCGTGGCTGGCGGTCACTTGCCAGTCCGCGCCGTCCTCCTTATCCAGTTCGGGATAGATATGAAGCACGGGGCAACCATCGTCCGTGACGGTGTGGTAGCCCAAGGCGCCTTGAGGTGCGGATTCTTTCTTATCCAGGGACAGCACCCAGTCGCCTGCTCTAGGGGCTGGGGAGCAATACACCACGACAGTGCCGCAGTTCCAATGCGGTGAAAAGTCCCTGTTGACCTGAACGGTCAGAGCCTTGGCGCAAGCATCCAGATCCTTCGAGTCGACCAACCCGTTAGGGTCCGTCAAGCAAATCGAGATCATCGAAGTGCGACGGCTTTGGCGAGGATGCGAAGAAGCTTGGCTTGCAACGGGCTCAGGGCAGCCGTGGAGGGTCCACCGTCGTTCGTAGGGGCTTGCTGCGCTAAGAGGGTTTCGACCACTTGGACAACGTCTTGGACGGTCGTACCGACGCACGCCGAGACAATAGCCAAGGGGTCCTCGACACCACCCGCAAGGACCTGAGTAGCGATACAGGCACCGGCAGGCTCAATATCGTCGACCACTTTCTGAGACGTAAGAACTGAGCAACCAAGCGCGACGCTGATAGAGAGGATGAGTCCAAGCAGTGCTTTCTTCATGGGTAGAGTTTACGTGGATAGGGGCAAAAAGTCGGTCCGAAGCGCAGATCCATACGATAGGAACCCTACACCTAACCCAAGTCCGAGAGTCATATCACCGTACCGTTGTAGGCGGCGAGTACCCACCAATTGCTGCCGTCGCCGGCGACGAGGATGCCGCCGTGCGCAAGATTGATTACATAGGTGGCCGACCCGTCGATATCGCCCGCCGCAGGCGTTACGGTAATGTTGTCCGTTCCGGCCGTCCCCGCTATGTCTTTGATGAAGCAGATCCGTCCGAGGGTGTTGGTGGGGAGGGTGACGGCGTGCCCCGCCCCCGTGAAGTTGCAAAGCACCACGACGTCGGGATAGGTCCCCGAGTCGAAGGTGTAGGCCCCCGTCGTTGTGACGACTTGGAGCTTGAGAAGAGCCCAGATTGCTTGGGCTATCTTGATTAGAGCTTGTGTCATTGGTAGGCCGTAAACGTTGAGGTGAGCGTCGCAGTCCACGAGGTACCGAGCGAGGCGTGAGCCGTAATGTTGACGACGGCCGTAAAAGCTCCAGCGCTCCCAGAGAAGGACAACGTCGGCACGGTGAGACCCCCGATATTGTCCACCACCTCAAGTTCGTCGATTGGGGTGATGAGCGACGTCGTCGAGTTGACCGTAAATCTCTGTCGGATCCGAAAGCTAGACGAAGTTCCAGGGGACAAGTACTCGTCGCACTGGACGACGGCCTCTAGGACACCACACCCATACGTCAGCGGGACATCGACGGTACAGATTGTTGACGGAGAGGCGCCCCCGGCAAGGGCAACCCAGCCCGTGCTCTTGACCGAGCGACCGCCCGTGACCGCGGTGTCATTACTGATGATCTGGTCCCACTCCTGGATACTTCCGCCATAAAAGCCTCCACTGTTCAGCGTAATGTCCCGATTATGATAAACGAACGCCGCACCCTGGCTCGGGTTCCGAATCTGCATCATCGGCACGCGGGTCGATGCGACACCCACGGCCAACACGTCTAAATAAGCCGTGGGTGCGTACCAGTGCCCGATCGTTGTCTGGTAGGAGGCGGAGCCTCCCGTCCGATCTGGCCCACCCACAAGCCCATCGGATATCCCTCCACCGCCACTCACTACGTTGCCGCCGAGGTTTGATACCGTGCCGTTTAGCCACGGGTTCGATCCTTGGATCATATTCCCGGGACCATCAAAGTTGAGGTTACCGAAAGTTAGGCTGTGCACGGACGATGAATACCCGTGGATCAGCGCACCTCCACCCGCGGCCGAAGCCTCGCCATCAGCAACCCGAAGATTGTAGCAGCCGGTATTGCCGCCGTTCGTGTCGTCGACGAGCTCAATGCAGTCGTAAGCCGTCGTGTCTCCCGCAAATGCCGCTGGCGACTGCATATTCGTGCCGTCGTTTTGGAACTTTTCATACACCACAACCTCGCCACCACTGATGGTGGCCATGATGGGACACTCGAAATTGCAACGTGTCACATGGTGATTGATCCCATCGTGGTGATATATCCCCTTGTACCCCTCGAACTGGCACTTATCGATGAACACCATATTCGCGACATCGTTACCCCCTGATCCAAAGAACGAACCGATCGCGATCGGGTAGGCCGAATGCGTAGAGTTGTTGCACCATAGATCGTTGACGAAACCATGACCCTGGACACCAACGTTGAAGTTACAATTCTCAATCGTGACAATTTCACCTCCCGCAACAAGGCACCCATATTTAAATCCGCCTACCGAGCATCGCTCGACGTGTACGATCGAAGCCGTTTCAGGGAAGTAGAGTCCGCTTAGCGGTACGTGGGAGTTGGAGCAAGACGTGCCTCCGTAGACCAGCGTTCCCCCCGACGTCCACGCTGAATTTCCGGTCGAGCCGGTGTAATAGTTGACGTAAAGTTCGACGTGGTTGGCATCCACAACGTGCACGCGCCATGCGCCGTTGGCTGCCGTAGTTCCGCCGACCCCAGACACGTACACAAGCTGTCCTTCCGTGCAGCCGTGCGCGGTAACTGTGAGCTCAATGGGTGACGCCGTACCGCTGGTGCCGGTTACCGCCACGCTAACGGGAGCATATCCAGAGCCCGTAAGGTTCGAGTACACACTGCCGTTGATCGAGAAGTGTGTCGAGTCAACGACCGTGATTGTGTGCGGCGTCGTGGGGTCGCTGTTTATGAGACTCGGCGAGTTCGAGAAACCCGACACCCCAAACACGTTGATGAGATCACCCGTCGAATATCCATGTGCGCTGGACGTGGCCAGTTCGATGACGCCACCGGCGCCGGAAGACACTCCGGCGATGTTCGCAGACTGCGAAGGGTTCGCGATCGACGCCGTCGCCATGATGGCCAGATCCGTGTAGGTTTGGTACGCCGCAACTTGAATAAAGACCTGACCGACGCCGGAGAACTGGATGAATACGCCTTGCCCCATGGCGTAGTACGACGAATATCCATATGCGTACGCGCCCTGGAACTTGGTCCCGCCAGGGAACACGGGCCAAGGATTGCTGAACGTGTAGGTGCCGTATGGGAAGAAGATGAGAGCGGTCGCCCCCGCCCCCACAGCCGTTGAAGTAACGTACGCCGAGACGGCTGCCTCAAGGGTCGCGATAGCCGAATCGTTGGCGTTGATGCCGGTCGGATCGAAGCCGTAATCTAGAACGTTGAACTCTCTAGGACGGTGCACGCCGTTTCCCTGCAAAACGTAATAACTCGTGCCGCCGATGATCGTGCGTATGAACCGGGCGGAAGGCTGACCGCCGAGAGACAAGAAAGCATCCTGATTCGTTCCCGTTACGATCTGATTCCCAGCGCTACTCCCACTGCTTAGATTTTTGATCGTTACCGGCGCCCCGGCCGTGCCCACGAATTGCACGTCGAACGGCACACCCGCGACGGGCTGTGGGGAGATATCCATGCCTCCTAGGATGCAGGACGTTGTGTAACCGTCGAACTGTAGCGATGATACGCCTGTAGGTACCGTGACGTTGTCGTTGACGATAGCGTCCGTTAGCGCGATCGTGTTCTGAGAAGCTCCGACAGCGGAAACGACGGCGGGCGCCCAAGCCGAACCGTTCCAAGCCAGGACTTCATTAGTAGACGGCGTTGTAGACACAACAGGCCGGCCCTGAAGACCCTCTACAGTCCCGCCGACCGAGCCGGAATCCCCGGCACGCCCTGGGGTCCCTGGGGTCCGATGAACAGCGCCGTTTTGCGTGCGGAAAACAGACTCATGAAGTGAAGACCTCTACGTAGATGTTACCGGGCGTTGGGGTGACCGGGCTAAGCGTGCTGTTGATTAGGTAGACCGCTACGGTACTCGGCGCTGTGACCTGAGCCCATAGCCAACACCCGTCGGGTAAGGCGACCGAATACGCGCACACCACGGGCAAGCCCACCACGGCGCCCGTGACCGTCACGACCGTCTTGGCGAAACCCCCAGCCGCGACGCTACCTGGGGTCCAAGACGCGGGCGTGCCTTCGATGACTCCAGGTGGTCCGGGCGGTCCCTGGATGAGAGTGGTCCTACGGAGCGCGCTCATGAAACTATCACCTCGCCATATCCTGTAGCCCCGATAGATCCGTCCGTGTATGTGGTACGGATGTAGTAGGACCACAAGCCCGTACCTAGAGCCGAAATCACCGTGTTCGACACCTTGACTTGGAGTTGGCTGACGTTCGGGGAAGGGATGCTAAGGGTCATGTCGTAACCCACGTCGTTCAGAAAAAAGACGGATGTGGTGCCTGTAAGATCGAGCGGATCGATCTGAAAACCCCAGACAAGATCCGTCCCTAACGGACAATCAACGTCTTCGTACCAATCCAGGTTCGAATCTAAGTCCAAAGAGTTCTCCGCTCGTCAAAGTTTACGTGATGGGGTACAGGGGTGGGACAGCCGGGACCAGCCCGGTCGTGTTCACCGTTTCGATGATTCCGCCTGTGTCGTCCGTCGCCACTTCGGTAACCATCCAAGCTAATTCCACGTCGAGTTGGCTCACGGACGTGACTCGAGTGTCAGCCGGCTTAGGGACGTCCACCGTGGGGTGGAAACGGACCAGCGCCAGGTTAGCCGCCTGGATCTCGCTCTTCGCCGTCACGCTCCTGAGACGCCTACGAAGGGTCTCCGCCACATCGAATGCCGGGGTAAGAAAGTCGTAAGAAGAGCACTTCATCCCAACGGTATAAACCCGGTACCCGTACGTTAGGGACACGTTCGCGTTGACCGAAGGGTTGTCATCGTAGCTCTGTCGATAGTCGTCTACCCCGACGTTCCTGGAGGCTTTTATCGAAAGCTCGACCCAATAGCCCGGCTTGGCGTTGATTACCCCGACCATAGGGATGCGCTCGCCGTCCCAAGGCACGAAGCCGTCCGGAAGTTCCAAAAGCTCTTGGACCAACTCTGACAGCTCAGCCCGCGGAAATTTGAGCACTACTCCCCCTCTTTCACGCGAAAGGTGACGTTTTGCCGAAGCTGCCCGGTGTTGATCAGAGGAACCGACGAACCCTTAGCCTTCACGGTGCTGGGCGCGTTAGGGGGCGGGATGCTGTTGGCGATGCGCTGCTGTATCTGCCCCACAGCCCAAAGACCGAAAAGCTCGTAAGCCTTCTTAGAGTCCTTCTGAAGAAGCTCCAATAACTTAGACTTACCTACTTCACGGTTTTCGTCGAACCAGGCTCCGATAAAAGAGCGTGCCGGAATCTTATCCGTACCAAACTCGTTCCACGTCGCTACGTCCAACACGGTCACCCCGCCATGGTCCTTGGACCCTTCGGCGTCGTGCACCCCGACGGTCACTGACTTCTTCTTAGCCAGTTCCTTCATGAGCTTTTTATAGCCCTTGTCGGTATCTTTGATTTTAGCAGACACGGTACCCACTAGCCACTTTGGCGATGAGCGCCTGGTACCGAGTCCAGTACGTGCTATGCCCACCTCCCCCACCCTTGACACCATCCGCCACAAGACGCACGTTTTGACCGAAGGGGGAGGTAGCTAGCATGTCGGCGGCGCAGTACATCTGTCCTTGATCGGCGAGGTTACCCCATACGGACTGGTCTATCTCGAGGTAAGCCGCGTCCAACATCGCCTGGACAAGGTTCGCGTCCGTGGCGGCGAATTCGGGGAACTGAGTCACCAGTTGAGAGTAGGTAACCATCAGGTCAAGTTTACGAAGCCGTAGCCCTTCGTACCAACTCGGGCTTGTGCGCCAGAAGTTCCGCCACCACAGCATTTTTCTGGTGCTGGGTGCCCTCCACAGCTCTTTCAAGCAGCTTGGCGAAGGCTATAAGTTTTTCCGCCGAGTTAAGGCAGAACTCCGCGTCTTTATAGAGTTGATTGACTACCAGCTTTAGCGTAACGTCAATGATTTCAGACATGTCTATTTCTTAGCAAGGAACGGACCAATTAGGTTGACCGGCACCCACCACGAGAGCGCGTTCACGGACGTCGCCATAAAACTACACACACCCACCAGGTTTCCGTCCACATCGAAAGCCCCTCCCCCGGAATCGCCGTGGTTGATACTGGCGTCTAGCTGTAGCCGGGGTTCATCCAATCCCAGCGACACTTGAGGGTTACTCACGAAGCCGTGGGTGTAGGACCAGAGTGAGCCCATCGGATGTCCCACCAGGTGCACGGGGTCTCCCTGGAAAACCGGCTTGGACCTGAGCTTGGCGATAGGATGCGCCGGAGGGTCGGATACCGATACCAATCCCAGGTCATGCACCTCAGAGTAACGAACCAGGACCCCTGTACGATCCTTGTCGTCGCTCCTAGCCTGCCAGTGCGCCGTCTTGCCTATAGGGTCGTAATCGGGGAACGCTACTAGACTCTCGGTTCTGAGCTGCTGTTCGATAGGGTTCAGTCCTAGGAACTTGACGCAATGCCCAGCCGTCAAGAACTCGCTCTCGCTCACCCACACCCCAGCGCACCTCAGCTGTCCGTCCTCCGTAAGGGCGACGGTCATGTAGAGCAGGTCCTGGATGGTTACAGGTTTAGGTACGACGGGCGGCGAAGGAATCGTGGCACAGCAAGCGACCAGAAGAAACGCCCAAACCAACCGCCACATTTCGACCTACCTCATCTTAGTTTCAACGCATTGATCCACAAGGGCAACAGCTTCGCAACGGACAGGTCCCTAGGCTCGGACGCCTCTCGGATGCCGCACGCGTTATGCCCCACGCAAGACACGTCGAATTCCAAGCCCTGTTGCGCTGCAATTTGAACCGTGATAGGGAAGCACTCTTCGTAGGTGTTTCGGATGAAGAGCCCGGACGATTCGGCGATAAGCGTCCTAAGCAGTTCGGGCGTGACCTTCTCGAAACCTACGATACCGTGCTTTTCAGCGGAAGGCGTGTCCTGGTAGGTGTTCGCCAAGACTAGGGTGTCGTACTTCTCGGGGTTCTCTTGGTGCTTCTTTTCCCACGACCATATCGTGGACTCCAAACCCTTCACAGGCGAGCACGGGAAGATCCATTGTCCAGGAACTCTTAGCGTCGGAGGTTCAACAGGCTCCAGGAAAGGGGGAATGATCCAACCGGACCTGTTGCCCCTCTGCCACTCGGAGACCCAGATCACCCGAGTCGGGTACGGGTAAGACTCCTTATCTTGAGCGTAGGTCACCGCGTGTTTCGAACGGATGTGCAAGGGCTTGGGGCTGTATCGGGAGATGACCAGCGTCTTGCAACTCGAGGGGTTGTCTTGGTTCGTAAGCAGGACCTTATAACCAGCTGACTCCAGAGCATGCTTCAACGTCACCAGCTGAATCTCCGAACCGCCGTGCGGGGGATTGTAGGACCCTACGGTGTCGTAAATCACCACATCCCAAGAGTGATCCGAATCGAAACGGAACTCACGTTGCCGATGTTTCTTAGGACCGGCGTTCTGGACCATGTCCAGGATGATTTCGTAGTGAGGGTGCGTCGGAGGAGGTAGAGGCTCTACAAGTAACCGGCTCATGGCGTAGGCTTTTTCGACTTGTCTGTATTCGGGTTTCATGTGGGTGCATAGCCACCAGAAGACGAAGCGGAAAGTGAAACCAACGTCCACCACATCACCTTCGTGCTCCTTATATTCGCCCTTGATTACTACAGGCTGGCGGTACTCGGTTTCGTCATTCGCGAATAACGAAGGGGCAGAGGTGTTGTGTCCCCACAAGCCCGGAAGAGGGTGCAAGAACCTTGTCCCTGAGTGTAGCCCCCACAGGGCGATTAGGGTGTCCTCGCCCCGCTCTAGGTGCCGGGTATCCTCGGTGATACATCTCTCGGTCCAATCCAGGAACCGCCTCAGGGACTGCATGGGAAACACGTAGGCGTTGCCTATGATGCCGTCGTAAGAGGAAGCCCACGACGCGCCGTTCAGCCAAGCCTCAGCAAACTTCCAATGATGCGCGCTAAGGGCTATGACGTCGCCAGGTCTTTCGTTCACCCTACGAAGAACGTCCTTTTGGAAATCCTCATCGATGACCAAGTCGTCTTGAACGAACAGGATGTGGCTCGCGCCTTCCTTGTACGCCAGCTCTAGCCCCTCTACCCACGCACCGAAGGACCACTCCCACGTTTTGCCCGGACGGTCCTCCACGTAATCGACTTGGAGTCCCTTATCCAACATCGCCCGAAACGATGTGACCCTCTCAGGTACATGTCTCGCGTGAATGGCGACGGTTAGGAGCGACGCTTGAGAAGACGAAAGCATTTCGCCAGGAATCTCCGACCGTGTCTGTTATGGGCGCACAAGCCCGGCTGGCTTGTCCAAGCGCTAATCGCGTCCGTAATCTTCTTTTTTGACTTTCCTCGGATTCTCACACCGTCAACCGCCCTTCGAACTTATGAACACCGAAATGTGTCACCACAGCCGGGTGATAGATCCAAGTTCCGTACCCGAGGTTGTTAGCCCGTGTGCACAGCGTGTAGTCTTCGGACAGCCGAGTGGGTCTGTTGTCCGGCATATCCGCAAAGTCGTTGGCGTAGACGTAAGGAATCGGCTCATGTCCATGCATGAAGAAACCGTGTTCCCTGGCTAGGGCGAACAGGACCTGGGTCTTGACAGCCATAGCCCCTGAACCAACCGCCGCGACTTTCACCCAATCCCCTGCGACCCTCGGCTTGCCGGGCAGACACACGAAGTTGAAATCTACTTCCTCCTTCTTCTTTCGAATAGCCAGCGCCGAAATCGGAAACTCCGACTCGATTAGCGCCATGAGGTTCTCAGGGTCCGTGTACTGGTCCGAGTCGAAAGTTAGGAGCACATCGGCACCGGCTTTCAATGCTTCGTGCACAGCAGCGTTGCGAGCCAAGACAAGATCCGAGATTCCGAACCTAGGGGCTTTGATTAGGTCGAAGGAATTTCGTGCCAGGTTCGACAAGCCCTCAAGGGTCGCCAACCATCCGGCTGAGACTTCATTACCAGCAACAGGTGTGGAAACGAAGACTCTCACTGAACCACCACAGCCCCCAAACTTTCGAAGCACTCCCTGAACAGGGACTTGTTTTTTCCTAGGTACAGGATTGCGCTGGCGTGAGGCGGGGACTTGCCCCTACCCCCTCCCGGGGTGTTGTAAGCGATGCGTCTAGACGGGATACAAAAGGTTCTACGAATAGGCGGAACACTCTCGGCTTGCACCTGGGTTGTTTGCATGACCTCAATCGAGAAAGCAATGAAGACAGCCTCTTCTACAGATCCTGACTCGTATTGCTGAGCAAGTCTCCAATACCAGGCTTTCTGGCTTGACTTGTTACCGGAGGTGCGCCCCCCCGGGGGATTCAGGAACACCTTGCCGTTCCAAGGCAGAGACAAGCCGTCTTGCTCTTTCGTGAAAAAGGTCTTCGCTCTTACAACCTCGTTGGCTTCAGGACACGAAGCAGGGTCTAGATCTATGACCCCTCCGAACACACTTCTCACCCGTTCGACGATGTCTCTAGGTGTGTAGTGTTCCACCGATGCCGAGCTGTGTTGAACTAGCGAGCGTCTTACGTTATCCATTTTCACCCAAGAGCTTGCAAAAGCCGAGCCGTTTCCCACAGCGAACACAAGCCTTTTCGAGACGGAACCACACCCCGGAACTTGTGGAAAGAATCCGCTCGTACAAGTTGTTCCCCGCGATAGGCATCCCACACGGACACCGGCAACCATCCAGCCCCGTCGCACTCTTACCCGAAAGAAGGGATGAGCGGAGGGTAGCCACGTCGATTTCGTTCAAAAGATCATCTCCTTCGCGTTTTTCACGAACGCTGCATAGTCAGTCTGTTTCGAGTACAGGTAAGCCAGAGCCTGTGTGGTAGCGTCGACCACATCGTCGTTTTTTCCGAAAGGAAACGAGAGCATTTCTTCCTGAGCCGGACCCTCCCACGCATGCAATTCCGGGTCCGGATGCAGGACACTTCCGGATTCGTACAGCGGGGTAATGGCGTTAGCTCGGGACTCCTTACCCCCCAGCGGGTTGACCGGGACGATGCCAGGAACCTTCTTCTGAAGGACCTCGATAACCGCCGTGCCGTTCGCCTTATCCTCCACCAGGATCGTCATGGCTTGGGGGTAGCGCCCGCGCATGGCGAGAATCTGGGCGCAAGTCTCTTCGAAGCCCCAGTGACCTCGTGCCTGATCGATCTTGTAGAACTTGCCGCCTGTCATACCCCATACCTGTCCTACCACGTAGTCGGAACCGTCGGTATCTTTGAAGGCGCAGTCCCACGACTGAACCAGCGTCATGCCGGAAGTGGGCAGCGTCTTCCACGTCTGAAACCATTGCCTCTTGAAAATGGCGCCTTCGGCGGGGCTAGGGCGTTGCTGCAACTGAGCCGCCGTACCTCTAGAACCCAGGTTCGTCTCCAGCTCTTTTACGGCACTCTCGGGCATGCGATCCGGACACAGCAACTCGCCGTCTTGTGTCCTAGGATCACCGATAGAGAAAGCCGTCTTCTCGAAACGCATCGGTAAGCGAAGGTGCTCGAAGTCCCCGCCGCGCAGCACCTCGCCGGACAGATCATCTTCGTGAAGCCGCTGCATGATGATGACCTTGGCGGCTCTGGACGCGTCCCTGAACCTGGTGGGGACCGTCTCGTGCCACCAGTCGTTCACCTGTTGCAATGTGGTCTTAGAGATAGTGAGGGGTTTGACCGGATCATCCACCACGAAATCGTGGCAGTGCCTACCCGTCACGGGACCTCTCACGGACGTGGAGTAACGAAAGCCGCCCGACATGTTCTGAAAATCTGTTACGGGCTGGTCCGCTTTCATGACGAACTTGCCCGGCCAGAGAGCCTTGTACCACTCCGACTCCAGGATCAGTAGGGTCTTGCGCGCGTCCCTGGTGGTGAGTTTGATATCGTAACTGGCGGAAATCTTACACGTACCCGGACCGTAGGGTCTTGAGCCGTTCTTGCCGGGGTCGAGGGTCCACTCCCACGCCGGCCAAAACACCTGGACAAGAATCGACTTGGAGAACGACGGGGGGATGTTGATCAGTAGGTTGCGGATCTGTCCTTCCGTTACGGCCTGGAGCCTTTCGCAAATCAGGTCTATGTGCCAAGAGGACTTGTATTGTTGGGAAGGTTCGACAATTGGCCAAGCCTCCTTCACGAAGGCTCTTAGCCTGTATCGGCGGATGTATTCGAAAGCCAAGCCCCTCTGAATCTCGTTCATAACAAGTTTCCCAACGACACCCGAAGAACAACTAGCCCCTTGTCGTGAAGTTCCTGAGCCTGTTTTTTGGTGATGCCCAGACTCTTCGCCACGGATCGAACGGATGGTGCATCCTCGCTATACAGGCGCACGATAACGTCCCTAACGGGCGGCTCCAAGCCGGACAGCGCCAACAGGATCCGGCTCTTCTGTTGCCTGTCGGACAGGATGGTTTCGGGGTCACCCTCACACCCTAGGGAGTCCTCGTGCGCCTCCTCCAATCTCGGAGTGGCGCGCGCCCAGACGTCCCACAGGCGTTCACTCACGCCTAGCAGCTCGGCGGTAGGTTCCACGCCCTGTGCTCGGAGGACGATCGCCTTGCTCTGCATCTTCCAAGGCATAGTGGAAGCTATCGGTTTTCGGACCACAGGATTCCTCTCCGCCAACTTGCCGATTTCGGATCTGATATAGAACGCCAACAGCGTAGACACCTGGCGATTCGGATCGATGAAGTCCAGTCGCTCGAAAAGACGCATCACCCCGACGTAACCCGCTTGGAGAAGATCCTCCTTGTCGATGCTATCAGGAAGGTGTTTGCTGTACTTCAACACCAACTTCCTGATCAAGCGGTCGTTCGCCTTGATCATCTTGCCAGCCCACATCGCGGCTAGCTTTTTATTGCCCTTCTTCGAAGCCTTCTTGTACTGCTCAAAATCCGAAATTGTGAATGCCATGTCCCTATTAGGACACAAGCACCCCTTCAATCACACACTTCCCGTCAATGATGGGTACTAGCTGGATGTGCGTGGTACCGTTCGGTTCGCTGTATCCGACGCCGAACGCGTGTTGCCACGAACGAGTCACTTTGGCAGGCTCCAGGTACTGGATCGCTTTCACGGACCCTAGCCAACCGCACTGCACAGCCACATGGCTTTTACCCTTGGCGTTGCCGGTGTAGCTAAGCGCTGCGTGGTGGGTATGCCCGATACAGACCGACTCTTGGAACACCTCACCGCTCCTAATGTGAGCGTAGGGACCTAGCGCCCCGGTGTCGTGCGTATAGTTCACGCGTCCGATCTTGATATGGTCTCCGTACTTGACGTGAGACCAGCCGCGTTCCTTGAGACGAAGGACCTTCGGGATAGTGAGTGTATCGTACAGGGACAGAGCTTGGCGCTTCAACAGGTTCGCTAAACGCGCCTCGTGGTTGCCTTCGATGAACACCTTGTGTTTCGCACCCAAGGCGTCTACCTCATCCAGCCGCTCATTCACCTTCATCATCTCGAAATCGAATTGGACGGCGGCTTCGCTGGGTTTCTTGTCGAAGCCTGAGCACGACAAGAAATCGCCGAAGTCCCCCAGGACGATGATCCTGTCGGGCTTGAACCTCTTGCCCGCCTTCAACATCAGGTCGAAAGCTTCGGGGTCCTCAAACGGGATGTGACAGTCCGGGACGATGAGCGTTCGTTCTAGGCGCTTCACTTTCTCTTCGGCATCTTCAAAAAGCCGTTCCGTGTGAGAAGGTCGTAAAGAATCGGTTCCAAGAAAGAGACGATCTTCTCTTCCCGGTTTCCGAGACACATCTTTTGCAAAGTCTCGCTAGCGGAAGTGCAAGCCACGTGAAGCAGCTCGTGTAGCAGCGTGCTTCTCATCTTCTCTTCGCTTTGAGACGAATCGATGACTATGGCGGAGTGTTGAGGGAAGAACACGCCGTAGACAGGACCTTCGTACTCGGGCTGATGGGTCGTAAACACGTCCAGCTTCCCGATAGCCGAATCCACCACCAACCACTTACGAAACTTCTTAGGCTTCTTTTTCATTGTCGAACCACTCTAGAAAGAGACAGTTACAGATAGCGTGAGCTAGATGAGGCAAACCACTCTCTTGATCCTTCGCCTCGCCTCTGAGGTAGGCAAGCACGTGCCTGAGGAGCGCGTCTCGATATCGATCCGGATGCACCTTCATCCAATTTGACAAGGAGTACTTGCGGGCTCCGTATTCGATGACCCTGGCTACATCCCCCAGGGCACCTTGGAAGGTCCCCAGGTGCCTCATGGGCGGCTTACCCAAGTCAAACTTCACGCCCGACAAGAGACAGGTGTTGCACAAGCCGGGCACACCACCCACGTTATCCAAACAGACCGCCTCACACACCTTGCAAATCACGGCCACACTCCTAGCCTACCGTCCTCTTTCAAAACAGGTGCGGCTTCTTTGGACCAGTACCGGCACAACAGTGGTTCTACGGGCGGCACCATATCGGGAAGGTACCTCGATGCCCCTAGCTTCATCAGCCGCACGGTCTCTTGTGCAGCGTTGTGAGCCTTGTCATTGTCAGGCGTTTCGATAAGCCACTGATCGTGGATGAACGCAACCGGGCGTGAACCGAACAGGACGCTGTCTTCTTCGATGTAGCAAGCCTTCGCGATCAACCAACCCGCCTCTTTCGCTGCATCCGACGCGGGACCTTGGAACCTGGTGTTGCAGCACTCCGTGAATCGGAGACCTCCACGAACGCGATTCGACCGCGGTAACACGACAGTGCCCCTACCATCCGCCGTAGCCGTTTCTCGAGTCCAATATTCGAAGTAGGGTCTCATCTCGGGCCAACGCGCGAACCACTGCTTTTTCAGCTCTACTGCTTTTTCTCGAGTGAGTACAACATCGTAAGTCTTGCGAGCAAAGAGAACCAACTTGTCCGCACCCAAACCGCCAGGCAGCCCAAAGTTACCCACCTTGCCGGTCTGCCTAGCATTGTCAAACTCTTTATCCTTCTTATCTTTCTTGCGCTTGGCAGCTTCTTCATAAGAGATACCTAGCAAGTCCCCTGCCAAGGCTGTGTGGGGATCCTTGCCGGACTTCAGAACCTCCGCCAGCTCCGAGGCTCCGAACATATCAAGACACGCCTGAGCTAAGCTGTAGAGTTCTAGGGCGTTGTAGTCGGCGTCTATGAACACATAGCCGGGGCGAGGGACGAAAGACTCTCGGATGCCAGGCATGCGGCGAATGTTCTGGACGTTAGGCTTAGAATTGTGTACACAGAGCTCGTTAGCGATAAACGAGGATGTGTGCTCCACCTCAAGATCGTACACGTCACAAGTTCCGGAAGGCTCTACAGACAGTACTTCGTGATTGTTGGATAATCCCCAAAAATCAACCAGTTCAGGAAATCTGTAATAGCTGACGTGCAAGGACTTGTGTCTGTCATTCCCCCTCAATCCCATAGCCAACCGCACGACACGCTTCGATAGGTATTTCCCGTCCAGGTTATATCTCTTACGCAACGACATAAGGTTGATGCCGTGCGAATCGCACTTAGATTGAATAAAAGAGTGGTCGTGTCCGGTCAACCTAGACATGCTGGTGACTTTTCCGGCGCACTTAGCAGCCCACCGAAGCAGCGTTGTCTTAGAAACTTCCTCCCATAGTGCATGATCCGAGCCTGTCTTCAAAGCCGCTAACTGACGTCTTCGTGTTTCCGGATTCAACAGCGCTGCAATTTTCTTGTCCAACGTTTCTGGCGACTGCTGTTCAGCGTGAAGCCTGTGGTGATTGGTTGCAGACATCCCCTGAAGATTGTCAGGATTGTTGTTATCCTTGTCGTGGTCCTTGTGGTGAACAGCGTCTTGTTTCTGTCCGGTAATCGACTCGTTTACGAAAACGTGCTCTCTAAAACTCTCGGAGCCTCGAGCGTATAAGTACTGATACCTGGCTTCCCCACAGCCCTTCGGTCTGCAAGACAACGCTGTTATTCTATCGCCAGGTCTTAACTCGCCAGCCTCTCGCCACACACCCTCAAACAGCATCACACGGTGCTCTTTCGTTAGCAGGAGTTCCCCCGAATGTTTTCTGCCCTGCCCTCTCCAAGAGACCTTCACCACAGGTTTATGGCCTGTCATGCCAGCCCATAGAACTTTTTGTAGATATAGATTTCCTGACAAGTCGTAAGAATAGACTAAGTCCCCTGCCCTAATCTCTTCAATCGGCTTACCCTGAGGGTAGTCGCCCCTGTGACAGGGGGTCTGCACAAACGCACCTTTAGCTATGCAGGAAGTGGTGCGTCCAGTCCCTGCCAATCCGTATCCAGTATGTACTAATGATTGTTGCAAGATTGGTACATCAGTCGATAGGACTTTCGTGAGGGTGGTGTAATCGGAGTAGGCTTCCAGAAGAGGGTCCCCTGAGAGCGTGCAAGAATCACTGTCGAGGCAAGGCTTTCCGGTAGGAGTGAGCCGAGGCTCTCCCATGACGGCGAGCATCCGCTCTTGGGCGGCTTTGGTGTCTCGTACTCCGTTTGCTCGTACAAGTCCGTTCTCCTCCAGCATGCGCCTAATTCTGTTGCGTTCCTTGAGGGTTTCTTGCTCTAAGAGGTACGCCTTCTGAGGGTCGGTTTTGATGCCCCACACCGACATGAGACGAAGCCAGAAATCGTAGCGACACTGTTCCGCCAAGTTCGGGGCGGGACCTCCCTGTGATTGCCATACCTGGAGCGTGCTCAGGGCATCCAAGAGGGAGTAAGTCTTCGCGTCTTCAGGCCACGTTTCGAGCGGCACATCGATAAGCTCCGAGTACCTTAGCCTCCAGGAATCCGCGCTCTTGTCCAGCTTCCTGCCAAGCCGCGTCGTGCTCAGACGATCCAGAGAGTACCGACCCTTGGCGTTGAAAAACTCGCCCTTGGCGATGTCCAACAGCTTTTCGTTGATACCGGTGTCGAAGATACGACCGGCTTCGTAGGCGGCGAAGAATAGCTCGATATCGACACCAGCCGCCACCAGGACCGCCGTATCGAACGCCGTGTTGTGCCCCACCAAGAAACGGTCGGGATCCTTCAACCAGCCCGTCACCAGCGAAACAGCTTCGTTCGGCTTGACGAGCTGGGGTGTGCAGCCTTCATCGCAGTAGGACATGCAAACCAACCGAGGGGCTTGCTGCCCTACATCGATCAGGAAAGTCTCCGTGTCGAACGCCGTTATCATGGCATCAGTCGAGTGTAGTACTGCAAGAAACGTGACGCTGCGGCGCTGCTCTCGAGGGGCTTGATCTGGTACCCATCGTTCCAAGGTTCGTAAGATAGCCCCCAATCCTTTTCACACTTGGACATGATGTCTCGCTTCTCGGTAGCCAAAGTTCGCATATCCGATAGCTTCACCGCCTCGGATGTGACCAGCTCGTAAGACACGCGCCAGCGTTGGCAAACCGCACGTATCATCCGCTCGTCTAGCTCACGGAAGGCGTCTCCACACAAGCGCTTGACCGGGCTGGTGATATCCCCGATAAAAGCCTCATGAGCGTCGTGCATCAGCCCGGCATACGCCATTGCCTTTCCGTGAGGCTCGAGATGCTTCGCCACGATGACGCTATGGTGGGCGACGTTGTACGGAAGGAGCGTGTGACCCGAGAACCTGTTGATACGACTAAGGGCTACAGCCACTTCGTCTATCGAGACTTCCGTCAAGTCGGGGTTATGTAGCTCCACCACGTGTCCGTGGAGGGTTTGGATCCAGGGGCTGGACATGTTTTCTTATTCCTATCTCGGAAAGCCTTGCACTCACAGCCTCGGGCTAAGCAGTCCCCGGGACCTTTCGTATCGAAGTAGTGGCTAGCTCGGTTGTGTCCACACTTGCACTCTTTTATGACGTATTCTGTTTCGTTGTTCATGAGCTGATCAGAAGTTCTTTCTTGCTTTCCCAGGTCTGCTTAGCGCCCTTGCCACAATATCGCACGGGCACCTCTTCGATTCTGCATCCTTCGTACAGTCTTCTAATTTCAGGAGCGTCATCGTAAGAAAGAAGCCACGAACCTTCTCTTCTGTCCTGCAAAGACCCTGCCAACTGTTCGTGATTTACTGACTTACGGTAAAGAGCCTTACCCTGTTTATAATAGGGCGGATCCGCGTAGACGAAGCCAGCCCACATACGGCTAAACGAAGCATCGAAACCGAACACGGAAGTTCTACCCCGCAACAGAACATGAAGCTGCATGATGTCTGATGCCAGCTTCTGGGCGTTCCACCGACACCCCACGGTCCACCTAGATGTCTGGTTCCTGCCACCAATGGGACTTGCGTGTAGAATTCCGGCAAACGCCATTCTGTTCAGCGCAATTCCGGCGAACGCGGAGTCTTTCTCTTCCTGTAAACGGTAGAAAGCCTCAACCGAAGGTGTGAAACAGAGGACCTTTTCTATCAGATCCTGAGGACCTGATACCACTTCCTGCCAGAAGGACCTGACGCAGGAATCGGCTTCGTTGATAATCAGTACGGTGTCGTGTCGTGACTCGGCTACAGCGATGGTGACCGAACCCCCGCCAACGAAGACGTCGCAGAAGGCGGGAAGTTCTTCAGGCAACCTGGATAGGATCTGTGGCAACAGCTTAGCTTTAGACCCTGGGTACCTAAAGGGAGATTTCAACGCAGTCATCTTTCGGAATGAAGTAACAGCCCCCGTTGCCGTAGCCTTCGAAGAATCTGACGTTTTCTACATCGCGGCGGAGAGCCCATACGTACACGCGATTGCCACCCTCCCAACCGAACACCACAAGGCTCTCTTCAGGAATCATCAGATATCTGTCGTAGTCTTCTTTATCTATGCCGAATTCCCAGATACCGGTTTTCCGGGTAAAGGTCGGATCCGATTTGGACCTAAGAAAAAGAGGGCACCCTAACTCTTGGAGACTAGAAAGATTCAAGGTGCCCTCTCTGAATCAACCCGGTTGCCAGTTGAAAACGGTGAAGTCCTTCTTATCTTTCTGCGTCTTGATCATCTTCGTCTCGACACGAAGCTTCGTCCCTTTCATGGGGTTCTTGGCGTCGCAAGCCTCAGCGGCGATTTGCTCCAGCTTGGGGTCCACCGTCTTCTCGATTTCGACCTTATCGTCGGGGTAGTTGTATCCCAGCGCGGCGTAAAAGAGCGGCTTCAAGTTGCTGAATGCCGTGATCTTGTTTGACATCTTCTGGCACCAAGAAATCTTGGAGCCAACCGGATGCTCCGCCATGGTGGAGGTGTTCACTCGGAACTCGGCGAAGAAACATACGCCCTTGTCGACGGTGTCTCGCACGAGCATGCGTTCCACCGTAAGATCAAAGAAGCCGTTTCCGTTGACGAACGTCCCGCGCTCAAAAACCTGAGCGTTCTTCAAACCATCAAATACGCTTGCAGTCATTTTCCTATTTCCTTGTTTGGCTACCCTTGCGGGTGTCTTACTTCGTTGCAGGTGCCGTGCCAAAAACTATTCGAAGCGCTTCTAACTCTGCCGCCGCGATGGTGCCTCCTAGCTCCCCGCTATCGAGCATTGCGAAGGCTTCTGCGCTAGAGACGCCAAGCATGTTTTGCGCAGCTAGTTCAACAATCTCAACTGCGCGCGACTTTGATACGACTTGGGAGAGCCCGCACGCATCACACCAAAAAACTACATAGTCATGAAACTTCTCAGTCAAGTGCTTCCAGCGTCTTGCAATGCTCTTGCCAAGCTCGAAATCTCGGAGACCGAGATTGCAATCCCGACACAAGAGACCTCGCGCCTTCGGCTTGCCGGGATATTGCGCTTCCGGAAAATGGTCGTGCTCCGCGCTATCCAGTTCGCCCACAGTCTTCTTCAGAGGACGGCTACATATGGCGCAAAGCCCGCGCTGCTTTATCCAGTAGATTTCGGATCTGGAGACAGACCAGCCTCTAGATTTTAGATTATTGTTCTTACTTCTTCGCGCGTATTTATCGGGGTTATTTAGGCGCCACCTACGGTCCTTCGCGGACGACTTCTCGGGATTATTGCGGTGCCACTTGCGGCACGCCTCGCGCCCCTTCTCAAGATTCCTTTTTCTGTACTGGCGTTCCTTCTCTAACACCTTCTTGTGGTTCTTGAAGCGGTACTCAAGACGGTACCTGATACTGCACGGTCTACAACCTCCACTCGAAAAACGATCCGTAGCCTTGCACTTCCGGCACGGCTTATCCTTCAGCCGCTTCGCGTTCTCCTTCACTATCTCGTCCAGAGTCAACTCTTCGGGGTTCTTGTCGGTGTCGCCCAAGAGCGGTAACTCGGGGTTCGCTAGCTTTTCGCCAGGGGCTAAGCCGGTAGGAGGTTTCATGCTCGGTGTCTGAAGTAGAGGTTCTTGAAGTCTTGTAAGTCAATGTGTTTCAAGAAGTGTTCAACGCCGTCCGCTCGGATGCGCACTTGGCAAGCCATTCTCCACCCGAAACGAGCACAAGATCTAGGGATTTTCATGAGAGTTAGTCACCAGCGTGGAAATTGCAATAGTTGTGCCTAGGTGTTTTTCTAGGAATTCGAGCCAAGCGATACCCTCTTGCTCGGGCTTGTTAGGGTCCAGATTGGCGAAAATGTTAGCCTGCTTCAACACATCCGAACATGTGTCGCAAAGAAACAAAGAGCACTCAAGGTCATTCCAACCGAAACTGTACTGTCTAAAACCGAACGGAAGAAAGCCCCTGATGTTTCCGTTCGGGACGGTGGAGTAAGCCGCATAACCGCCGCAAAGATCACAACCGACTTTGAACACCAGCTCTACGCTCATGGCTTATGGTACTCGCACATCGCTCTAGACATCCCGCAAGGACACTCCTCCGAAAGAGCCACAGGCGTGCTGGCGGGCGCCGGGTTAGTGGACGGCGTGCTGGTAGGCTGACGGTTAGTGGGCGGCGGGACCACGTCCCTACCAAACAACTGTAGACGCGTGCACCAATCTAGAAATCTGGCATGTCTCCTTTCAGCGTATGTCATTTTCTCCACCTAGGACTTGGCATGCACGGATCGGGCCAGATCACATCAGCCATGAGAATCTTCTGGGGCGAACCCAAGGACTCGAGTTGCATCCTCGCATCCTCTCGCGCACGCTCCAACGATTCGAAGTCCTCGCGGCAACCGATCATGCAGTCCACCGTGACCTCATCAGACTCTTGCCCGGTCCGATGCGTCCTACCGATGGTCTGCTCCCACCCATCAGCCCCTGACTCGGGGGAGGTGAACAAATTCCTATCGAAAACCTTCTGAAGGTTCCGCCCCGTGGAATTTGCCCTCACGCTGGCGATGATTGCCCTCTTGCCGTCCTCTTCTTCGATGAATCGACCCTTGGCATCTAGACCCTTGCGCCCGTAGTAAGGCAGCCCCGTGAGCCTGCTCAACTCCCTGGCGAAGAAGCCATGGCACGTCCACACGATGCCGGGCTCTTGTGCCCAACTTGCTGCCCACTTCAGCGCGCTGTCATCGTGCCACACCGGTACCGAGTTGATCTCGAAAGACGGCTTGATCTCGCGCCAGGCTTTCAGCGCGCCCATGTCGTCCACGTCCCCCGAGTCCACGGCATGCGCTACCTGCACCTCGCTGTCCAAGTGCCTTGACCTCGAGAGAGTGTCCCGAACGAACCTCGCCCATACCTTCCGAGCTTCTAACCACTCTGTGGGAGGTGTAGGGGACCAGGCGTAATGCAGGCCAAGCGAGAGCTCCCTCGCATGCCTCCACACATCGACCGCCGTACTAAGAGCCCAGCCCGACGGCGTCTCCCACAGCTCTCTCAACGTGCGAAAGTTCTCTTCCGTGACTGGCGAGACTGAATAGACGTGACCGGTGATTCGGAGAGAGCACGATACGTCATTGCCAAGGCTACAGACAACTCCAGGCGTGTTGCTAAGTCGGCTTTGAAACCACCTTCGCGCATCCTCTTGCGTAACTCCGAGAACGCCTGCATCAAGCTTGCGCACGAAATCGTCTTGGTTGTCGATTGCATTAGCCCACTCTTCCAACGTGTCCCTCTCTAGGGGCAACGGCGATCCTTCTTTCAAGGACCATGCCGCCAGGTGCCCGAAGTCTTTCAGGGAGTGTTTCACCAGCGTGCCCGACATAGCGACCACTTTGCACATGGGGTTCTCTTTCACGTACCTCGCCACGCGTCGAGTCACGGCGGCTTTAGGGTTCTTGACCCGGTGCGCTTCGTCTAGGACGATCAAGTCCGGCTTGTACATCGTGAGAAAGTTCGCCGCCGCGACACGTCCCAACGACTCGTAGGACTGCAAACGCAGCGATCGGCTTACCTGCCAGTTCTTGGCGTATGCTCGGCGCTCGCTCTCCGTCTTCTGGATCAACGCGGCGGGAAGCAAGAGCAGCGGGCGCCTAGCTTCACACACCACGGGTGCGAGCATTGACACCAAGGTTTTGCCCTTGCCTACGCTTATCGCTCCGAGCAAACCCCCCACGGTCCCTATGTCGTGAAGGGCTTGGTTTTGCTCGGGTAGCAGGCGCTGCACACCGTCGTGGGTCTTCAGGTACGGTGTCAAGTCAGGCGCGGGACCTTCGCGTAAGGGCAGGCTCTTGATCCGCTGGTAGTCCTTCGAGTTCTGGACGGCTTGCCCTGGTGATGCGAAGAGGCTATTCACGTGGCGAATAGAAGCAAGATATTAGCCACACGATTGAGATGAACAGCGCAGCGGCTTTGAAAAAAGGCTTCTCCTCCAGCATCGACACGACCAACCATCCCGTGGTGGCTGAACACGTGGCATAGAGGTGTGGCGAGGGCTTCATTTCAACCACACGTACGGATCACGATGTCCGCGATAGATGACAGGTAGTTCAGCGCGATCTGAGCCTCTGGCGTGGAGGGGTAGGTCACGACCAACAGGGCTGTGTGCTCAGCAGCTTCCACGACTTGCTTGATTGCCTGGAGAAGTGCCGCGGGTCCTTTGCCATAGGGCACCTGGCGGTAATCGGTCACCAGGCTCCCCTGATCATCCTTCAGCTTCGTAGCGGTCACGATCGCGCAAGCCTTCGTGAGCACCTGTTCGAAACGAACCGCCTTCTTCCCGCTTGGCTCACACCCCACGAACAGCCAGCCGATCAAGGGTTTGGTTGTTGGCGCCGTGGACTTGGCGATAGGAGTTTCGGCTTGCGTCGGAGGTTCAGGCTTGAACTCCGGAGGGTCTTGGACGGGAGGAATCGGAGGGGCGGGTTGCGTGTCGTGCACGGGAGGCGGGTTGATTGCTTGTCGCTTGGACAGGCGCGTGAGAAGGCTATCGGTGCTTGTGGTTGACATGATGCTCCTAAGGGTATCTTCGGCTGTTAGGTTGCAATGTGAGGCGAACGGACACAACGTGTTGTAGGCACGGCACGCTGTGGCGTTGTACGGCACCTGCAAAGAAGGTACCGTTTTCGTCGCGTCCATTTCGTCGGCTACACGCTCTGTTTCTTCGAACGCGAGGGCGACGATTTCTCTGGGCAGGTACTGTCGAACGGGCAGGGACTTTCGGGTGCCTCTGGTTTGCCCGTAGGTCCACTGGACGAACACCCCCGGCGCTTCGGGGTAGTCCACTAGGTACGTGGTGGCGTATAGTATTGCTTGGACGTCGGTTTCTAGGTCCTTCTTTGCCCACTTCAGATCTGAAGTGGTCTTGTGGTCGTAAACGTGCGTTGGCGTGCGCAAGTCTATCAGACCGTAGTACTTGTGGTTCTTGGACTTGAGTAGGAACTCTTGTTCCGGGGATGTGACCGGCGACCTTGGCGGAAGGTGCTTCTGTATCTCCGCTGCGATGTAACCGGCTGGTGTGGTGTAGTCCAGCGGCGCGTTAGACAGGTAATACTCTTCTAGCTGCCGATGCACTTCCACCCCAAGGGACTGGCTGGCTGTCTCTTGTTTCGTTACTTCTACTTTGGTCACGTACTGCCAGTGCCACCTGCGTGGGCATTGCAGGTATAGCGAAATCTGGCTAGCGCTTTTCCAACTCACTTTCTACGCCTGCATTCTACGCAGGTTCCGTCGCTCGCGTATCTTTTTCGGGTTAGACATCTTTTGCAAGGCTTTTTTGACTCTAAGAACTTCGTGACTTTTCGAGTAACATGCGTTTGGGTGAAGGTCAACGACCGACTAATCTCCGCCGCACGATCCAAGTAGAAACGCTCAACAGTCTTCTTATCTTCTGCGCTAAGCCAGTCAGGCTCTGCCGTGGACATCAGGGGTAGCGGGTACCCGGCTCTGAAGTACTCTCGTCCGAGTTTCGATGCCTCTGAAAATATTTCTAGGACCTCAATCATTTATCGAATTTTCGCAGTCTAAGTTCAGCTTCAGATGGTTGCAATTCCCGTACCCAAGGCTCCAAGATCCACATGTGTTCCGTTCTACCTGAAACTTTGCGCGTGCTAGGGCGAGCCAACCTTCTAAGGGACTGGTTGATTCTGGTCGCCTTACGGTTATCAAACCGGTCCAGACTCCCCGGCTCGGAGCTTCCAATGCGCGCCTGCCACACCTCTTGCGCGTTTTTCACGAAGTCTTTCCCAGCGCAGTATTGAAGTATCGTCTCGTGCCACTCGGAAACACTCTCAAACTTCTTTTGGTGATCCTCTAAGACCTCGGCATCTTCGAACCAGTGCTCGAAAGTTCGGTCGAACGCCAACAGATAAGCGTTCGCCCACAGCGCGTCGCGAAGCTTACGTGTTGCGTGAATGTCAATGTCCTCGCGAATCTCCACAGGCAACCAACGTCGAGCCCCTGAAGGGTCTTTCAGGATGTCCGGTTCGTTCGTGGTGCCTACGAAGATGCAGGATCGCGGACGTTCTATTTTCTGCCCAGTGCCAAACTGGCGATACGCCTCAGTCCGACGCGACAAGAAAGCCTTGATCGAAGTGTCTTTATGGGTCGCCATGACCCGATCCAGCTCCTCAAACTCAATGCCCCAATAACCCTCCAAGGCATGACTAGCGTCTCGCCCCTCCAATGAAGGCATCTGGGCTCGGTACCAAGGCTGGAACATCGCTTCAATCCAAGAAGATTTGAACCGCCCTTGACGAATGCTGTAGAGTACAAGCATCGTGTCGCACTTGCAACCAGGTCTGTAGATTCGCCTCACGGCAGCCACCAAGGACTTTTCTACGAAGTCTTTCTCTAGCTCGGTAGAAAGCTTCATGACCTCTTCGCAGTACTTCCGGATGGTGCCGTGTGTCCCTGGCGGGAGTTCTTCGAGGTACTCTTTCACCGAGTGAAATTCGAATTGTTGCGCGGCATTTTCTATCGCCTTGTAGCAGTCCTCGTGAGACACCTTGAAACCCTTGTACGCGAACCAGCAACGCAAGGAAGTGACGTCACTGTCCCTGAGCCCGTTACCATCTGAGGCTCGCAGCGGCACGGGAGGGTCTGTACAAATCAACTTGTCCGCGAAGACATCGTAAGAAAACACTCCTCCCCAATCCTCGCCAAGGACAAGCTGGTTCACAACATCGTTCATTGAGAGAGGCGCCAACTTCCCTGATTGAGCTGGCAAGTATGACGTTAGAGTTGGCGCATAGTTCGGCGAATGTTTACGACGTTTGAGTTGACCATCTTCTGGCATTGATTTGCAAGGCGGCGGAATGATCGGAAACACCTCGTTCAACTTTTCCGAAGCACGGGGGCACAGTTCCCTGAGCGTTCGAAACGCGGTCACGGCTCCTCCGGAAAGTCTGTTCACCACGGTGTCCCTAGCAGCTCGGCGTTTCGTGTCGAGCTTCGCGAACCCCGCGACCCTAGAGGCTTCGAAAACGAATTCCGGGATCGCGGTGTGAGGCATACCGACCAGATCGAACAACGCTCCGGCAAGTGCCATGGCAGCGAAATGCCTCGAACCCTTCGGCACTTTCGCTAACTCCCTTCCGACACAATCCGCTTTTGGTTCTAGGTCAGTTCGTAAACCTTCATCGAACAACACTTCCGACTTGCCACCAAGAACCGGCAATCGGGGGACCTCAGAGGCAGTCGCCAACAGCGCATCGAAATCGTTGGTCCCTGGAATCACCTCGAACACGCAACCGCGCACCGGAACGAACCAGCCCCTGTTGGGATTCGACGACTCCGGACCAACCGAGGGAAGCAACCCCGCCACGTGTCGCCAGAGCTTCCGGTGCTCATCCACCGACAACGGACGACAAGGTAGGATAACCCGCCAGCGATCCACAGCCCCGTCCGACTCGAAGCCAGGCTTTACTTTCTGGTGGTAGTAGGACGATGTAATGATTCCTGATAGCTTGTGAGCTTCCAGGGCGGCTTTCAGCGAGGTGAAGGTGGGTGTAGGAACCTTATCCACATCGAAGCACAGTGCCGACACGCTCACTACATTGGAGACTTCTTTCCCTCCCCCGTCGAACGATGCCGGCGACCACAGCGGCAGCTCATCCTTGGGCGTGACCGGGCTTTGCAGCTCGTCCCTGAGAAACGACGCCAAATTATCTACGAAGTGGGGATGAGCAACAGAGGACTCCTTGTTTATAAAAAGAGAGATATTCATGACCCGTTCTATAGCAATACTCGTGCCAGTGAGGCTAAGTATCCGGTTTATCCGGGGAATATCCGGATCGTATCAGACCCCTAACTATATGAAAATCTTGGCGAATCAGGGTATCCTATTTCTTCTTCTTCTTCTTCTAAGGAAATACGTAGTACTAAAGGGGGATAATCAGGCACCGATGTCCCCGTATTGGACCTCGATTGCCTGATGTGTATGATTTCATTAGGATCGCATTCTAGGAACGCCCGGAGTATCGGAGCTGGCACGCGGTTTGCAATACTTTTTACTATGAAAAACACCACCCCTGTTCTCGTTTCTATGAAAACCGATGATGTAAAAAACCTTGAAGCCCTTTCCCGTCGCTATTTCGGCGAAGGGAAAGTCTATAAGACCAAGACCGTTCGGGAAGCCCTCGCTAGGTGCGCCGAAGCCGAGCTAGGCATTGCCAGGCTGAAGACGGACGTGTCCTCCCAAACTGTAAGCTTGGAAAGTGATGAGAGTCCTACGACATGACGTAGCCAAGCTAAGCAAGGCTACGCCTACGCCGCAAGGCGGTATTCAAATCCCAGCGACCCTAACCCGTACTGGAATCCTCGAGTACAGGAACCAAGACGGTTCGGTTCGGCGCGAACTTCGATTACCTGAGGAGGTCTTTTCGAAGGAACACCTGGACAGCCTGAAGGGGGCGACGGTCACGGTAGGGCACCCGGGAGCCGTCACCCCTGAAAACTTCAAAACGCACGCTGTAGGTCACGTGCGCGACGACGTTGGCAGGGACGGCGGGCTGATTACCGCGAACGTGATGGTCCAAGACGCTGCGACCATTGCGATGATTCAGGACGAATCGCAGAAGGGTCTTCGTGAGATTTCGTTGGGTTATTCCGTGGAGTTGGACCCTACGCCGGGAGTTTGGCAGGGACAGCGCTACGACGCAGTTCAGCGACGGCTGGTGACGAACCACGTAGCGCTTGGTCCGGAGGGTTGGGGGCGTTGCGGATCCGAAGTTGGTTTGCGACTTGATTCCGGCGATGCGGTGTCGGATCTCGGCGCCGTAAACTACGATGGTATGGATCCTAACATCGAAAAACTCACCGCAGAACTTGCCGCCGTCAAGGGTGAGAACACGGCACTCAAGGGCGAAAACGCCGCGCTGAAATCGCGTGCGGATTCTTTGGCTGGCGAAAACGAGGTTCTGAAGACTCGCGTGGACAGCGCTGTGAGTCCGGACAAGCTCGATTCGCTGGTGGAAAAGCGCGTAACGCTGGTTCAGGATGCGAAGAAGATCCTGGGCGCGGAGTACGACGCGAAGGGTAAGAGCGACATCGAAATCGTGAAAGCCGCGCTGGCGAAGGAACTGCCGAAGTTCAAGCAAGACTGTAGCGACGACAAGCTTCGCGGTGCTTTCGATGCCGTGGTTGCGGGGCTGAAGGACGGCGAGGAGAAGGTTGCCAAGCGCTTGACCGTGGTGAACGCGGACGGTGCCGGCGAGCCTCAGGTCACGAAGGTTGAGAAGCGGCGCGCCAAGTTCGAACAGGATTCGATCAACGCCTGGAAGCAAGACTCCGCGGTCCCGACTGGTCGTGTTGTGCAGACTGCATTGAACGCGAGGGCGGTGTAATCATGGGTGGTCAGACTTCAGTTAATCTCACGACGAGCATCGCGGTTCCGGGGCAACTCGCTGATGAGAACCTTGATGACAAGATCGTTTCGTACCCCGCGGGCGAGGCAATTGAGTTTGGTCGCTTGTGCGAAGTTTCGAGCAACGGACAGATTTTCAAGGTCCGCGGCTCAGGTTCGACCATCGCCGCTTTCCAGGGCGTGGTCGGTGTTTCGGTGTTCGACGTCGCGCGAGAGCAGCAACTGGCGGCTACGGGTGGTTCGGCGGGCTCGGGTAACTATCAGTCCGGCGACATGGTTCCGGTCCTCCGGAAGGGTCGCATCTTCGGGGCTTGGGACGGTTCCGGTAGCCAGAGTGTTTTCGGCACCCCGGCTGTGAACCATCCCTCCACGTCAGACCCCTCGGACCTTCGTGGCGTATTCTCGAACGGCTCGGTCACCACTACGGCAGGCTCGGAGATTACGGCTCTTCCGGCTTCGTACCTCGAGATCAAAGACGTCTCCACCAAAACCAACTCGGGCGACCCTCTGGTCTGCCTTCTTGAGCTGAATTTGCCGGGTGTATAGAAAACTCGGATGCGTAGAGGAGAAGCCGAGCGTTTGAAGTCTTTGGATCCGGCAGCCTATGCCGAATATCGTAGACGGAGAAACGCATCTACTCGCAAATGCGCCGCTTCACGAAAGGCGAGAGGGTTGCCCGGTTATGGCAACAGTGTCGACCAGAGGAAGTGGCATCTGCAAAAAACCTACGGTCTTAGCTTAGAGCTCTTTCAACAGATGTTTGAGAATCAAGAGGGGCTGTGCGGTGTGTGCGGTTGTTTGATGAACAACGCAAAGCTTGTCAGCAACTCGAAGTGTTGTGTTGACCACTGTCATAACACCGGTGTTGTGAGGGGTCTTGTTTGCCATGCTTGTAATAAGGGCATGGGCGCGTTGAAGGATGATCCTTGGATTCTTCAGGGCGCTGTAAACTTCCTTCAGACCCCTATGCCCTCTTATTCAGAGAACTAATCATGATTTATCGCAATACAGGTGCTTTTGCTGCCGCGGCTGGCGTGCCCCTCTTCCGCTTCGACGGGGACTTTGAGTTCTCAGTTCGGTCGGGTTTGGAGCAAATCACGGGTAAGCGCGCGGACGCGAATGAGACGGCGTTCTTCGCTCGTGAGCTGGAGTACGTCTACACCCAGACGTACGACATCAAGTACCCGAACCTAAAGGCTCGCCAGCTCTTCCCGGTCGAGACGCGAGTTCCCCCGGGCGCGGACAGCTTCACCTACTCGCAGTTCGATAAGAAGGTCGAGGCGGAAATCGTCCACAATTACGCCCAAGACTTCCAGAACGCCGAGGTGATGGGTAAGCAGTTCAAGCAGGGCGTGGTCTCTGTCGGCGACTCTTACCAGTACTCGATTCAGGATCTCCGTGCAGCTGCCATGGCTGGACGTCCGCTGGAGACGATGAAGGCTGAGGTGGCTCGCTGGGGCATCGACTACAAGCTCGAAAACCTCGCGGCGATTGGTGATGTGAACACCGGACTTACCGGCATCTTCAACACGCCGTCGTTGGTCGCTACCACGAAGGTTTCGCAGAACAACGCAGGGTCCACGACGGTTACTTGGGCGGCACTCATCAGCGATGCGCTCGCCAAGGGCAATCTCACGGCGGCTGTCCAAGAGATTCTCAAAGACGTCTCCGCCATGTCCCGACAGATTTCGGTTCAGTCCGACGGTCTGTTCATGGGCGACACTCTCGTCCTTCCGGTCGCTTCGTACTTCCTCTTGGCGAATACGCAGCGCGCGCCGGGCTTCACGGATGACACGATCCTTCAGTACATCCTAAAGACGGTCCCCGGACTTCGCAGCATCGAGTTCTGGCCTCAGGCGAACGCGGTTGCTTCGTCGGTGCTCTCGGGCGCTGGCGGCAACGGCGTGGCTCTGATGTACCAGAAGACCCCGGACGTTGTTCAGCTCGTCATCCCCCAGGAATTCGAGCAATTCGCTCCGCAACCCCGCAACATGAGCTGGATCATCCCCTGCCACATGCGAACGGGCGCTATCACGGTCCGCTACCCGATCGCAATGACTTATATGCTTGGTACGATCACAGCCTCGGGTGGCTGAAAAAGGTCTCCCTAAAAGAGAGAAAAAGCCGGGACTAAAAAACCCGGCTTTCTTTTTGGCACGTGTCTTGCTTCGTAAAGAACTCATGACCAGGGATGAGTTCATCAAACAAGCCACGATGCAGTTTGCCGCGTCCCTTCTTTTGATGGGGACTTACGATACCGCCAAGGCTCGTAAACTTGCTTACGAGCTTGCGGCTACGTTCGATTGGAAGGAAAAGACGAAATGAAACCGGGTCTTAGTCTTACGGCATCCCATCACGATTCGGACGATGAGGACGAAGGCGATGATGTGAGGAAACAGGCGGCGCATGCGCACACCATGTCCCACCACGCTTTGGAGATGGGTGAGCCCGGTGCGCACAAGGCGGCAGCCGACGCCCATAAGAAGCTTGCCAAGATGCACACGGAGAAGGCTCACGACCTGGTAGACGAAGATGATGACGAAGACGAGGATGATTGATCTGTTCCTAGCTCTTTTCCTGTTTTCATGTGGTGGTAGAATTTACACCAGCCCGCATCTTCACGTAGGCGTCCGTCCCGCCTTCGAGTACCCCAACGGCTACGCTCTTACCGTTCAAATCAGCACCGACCGCTTACCGTAAGCTTCTTACATGGGTCTTGTCGCAGGCATCGACGTAAGCAGCATCCAGAACTCCGCCTACGCTCATAAAGGCTCAGGTCCCGGCACTCTCCCCTGGGGCGCGTTGCAGCTCAGGGGCGTGAAGTTCGCCTACCTCCGGTGTGGTGTTGGTAACGATGCCCCGGACGCGTGCTTTCAAAAGAACGTCCTAGACGGTAAGCCGTCCATGGCGTTGGGCGCCTACCATTTCGTCTATCCTTTGCCGCACATCGACCCTAGGGACCAAGCTAACAAGTTCATCGATCTGTGTGGCGGGCACTTGACCCTACCTACGATGCTGGACTTGGAGTGGCCTCTCTCGAGTCTTTTCACGAAGTGGGGTTGCACGTCCGAACAGATCCTCGACTGGACTCTTGCGTGTTTGGATCAGTACTCCAGCCAGACGAAGCGAAAGGCTGGACTCTACACGTACCCTTCTTTCTGGCAGGGGCTCGGCGGTGCTGCCAGGACGGAGTTTTCGCAGTACCCTCTCTGGTGCGCCAGCTACGTGAACAGCGGTATCTGCCCCTTCCCTAAGGACACCGATGTCCCGCCCCATAACTGGGCTCCGTGGGCTGGCTGGACCGTGTGGCAATACACGGGCGGGGGGGTGACGATGCCTGGTGGTGTTCCGTGTGACGGCGATGTGATGCAGCAAGAGACCCTAGACGAGCTTAGCTTAGACTATCTTAGGTCCCCACTAAAAGGAAATTCGGATTCTCATGCTGCGTAAAAGCGAGTCTAAGGTTATTGGTGAGTACACATACAACGTGACCCAGCTAGGAGCAGTCACGGGCTCTAAGGTGTTCCTTCGGGTGTTGAAGGTTCTTGGTCCGCTGGTTGGCGCCAAGGACGTAGGGGCGCTGTTCGATAGGCTCAAGGAAGAGGACTTCACCTACCTCTGCGAAGAGTTTGCGAAGATGTCCACGGTCCAACTCGAGAAAGGAGCACCCCAGCTCAACGCAATTTTCGATGTGCACTTCGCAGGTAAGTACGGCGAACTTATCGAGTGGCTTCGGTTCTGTATCGAGGTCAACTTCGGCGAGGTGCTCAAAGGCGACGTCCTAAAAAGCGTAGGGCGCAAAGCGGCGGCGTCCGAATCGACTGGCCCGAGTCCGCTGACTGGAATGTCTGGCGGGTGATGACGTCCGGTAAGTTCAGCGTGTCGGCTCAAGAGCTGGAGACCTTCTGGTCCTTCGAAGGGCTCATGTCCGCGCATCAAGTTCTCAACGCTCTTGAGGATGCAGAGGCTCGCGCACGAAGAGAGGCTCAGAAGAAGTAATGTCCGCGCTCCGGGAGCTCATAGCCACGTTCGGCGTGGAGGTAGACGAGAAGCCCCTAGAGCATTTGGAAGGGTCTATCGAGAGCTTCAAAGAATCCGTGAAGGGCGTGGCGGAAGTGGTCGCCGAGGCTTTCGCCCTCAAGGAGCTATCCGAATTTGTGCTAGGCACCGTCGAAGCCGCCGCACACACGCAAGACCTGTCCGAACAGCTAGGTATCGGAACCGACGAGCTTCAGAAGTTCGCTTTTGCTGCCAAGCTCGGAGGTGTGGACGCCGAGAGCGCCGCGCACTCTTTGGGTCTCTTCCAGCGCACGATCGGTGAAGCTACGAGCGGTAGTAAGGAAGCCGCCGAGAAGTTCGCCAAGCTGCACATCTCCCTGAAGGACACTGGTGGAGGAACGAAAGACACCCTCGAGTTGCTAGGCGATGTGGCTGACAAGCTGAAGGACACGGACCCTCAAAAGCGCGCGGCGATAGCGATGCAGCTATTCGGTCGATCCGGACTCGCCATGATCCCGGTCCTGAAAGAGGGTAAGGAGGGGGTAGAGGATCTCTACAAGGAATTTGACGAGCTGGGCGGAGGGATGTCCAAGGAATTCGTGGAGAACGCGAAAAAAGCCGATGACCAAATGGTCAAGCTGAAGTTCTCTTTTGACTCAATCAAAGCGAAGATCGTTGCCGCTGTGCTCCCGACCTTGACGATGCTGGTCAATGGTGTGAAGCCTATCGTGAAATGGTTCGGTGAAGTGGTGACGAAGACCCACGCCGTGGCGCACGCTATCGACACCTTGAAGATCCTGGCTATCGTAGGTGCGATGACGAAGGTAGTTACGGTCCTGAAGGCAATCGCAGCGGGCGAAGCTTTGGTGGATCTGCTAGATCCTTTTACTCAGATGGTCATCGCCATTGGCGTGCTTTATCTGGCGGTAGACGATTTCCTTACCCTGATGGAGGGTGGCAACAGCGTAATCGGCGATCTGCTAGGACCGGATAAGCAGGCATTCGTAGATTCGCTCCGTGAGTCTTTCGATGCACTGAAAAAAGCGTGGGAGGAGTCCAAGCCCCAGATCGTCGAGTTGGGGAAAGAGCTGGAAGGTGCGCTGAAGAGTGCTGCCACGGAGTACATCCCCGAGATCCTGAAGAACCTTCCTGGCATGATCAAAGGCTTCCAAGACGTGGTGGAGGTGATCCGAGACGCCGTTGCGCTCATTGTCAAGTTCAGGGACTTCAGCTACAGCCTAGTCGGTGCCGGACCTCAGAGTGATGGACAACAGCAGGCACAAGACATCATCAAGAATGCCAACCCTCTGAACAGCCTGCTAGGTTTGGTCACGCCTAGTACGGTAGCGGATCCTTCACTGCCTTCGGGTACGCCAAGTCTGCCTCCTAACTTGAACGGCGGAGATACTAGCCACAGCGTAAGTCAGGAAAACCACTTCGGGGACATCAACATCTACTCGGGCGGAAAAGCGGACGGCTCTAGCTCCGGAAAAGAGACGGGTCGAGCTGTGGGACAGGGGATTACCGATAAGCTGCAACTCAGCATGCAGTCGGCACTGATAGCCTTGAAGAGGGCATAGTGTATAACGGCTCGTACCCCGGGATGTTGTGGGACTGGGCAAATTACAACCCCAGGTTCCCCATCCAACAGTCGAACGACCTTCGCATGATCTCGTGCGTGGCGAGCGAGCTCATCCAGCCAGGCAACTTGGTGCAAGTCGTGCCAGGGTCCTCGGGCGGTACGGTTCTGGTACGGAACGCCAGGGACGCTACGGCGCTGGTAGGTATCGCGACCCTAGACCCCTTCCGATACAACCCCCAGACTTGGACTTGGGCTCAGTACACCGTACTGCCGGTGTGCAGGCGCGGGCGGGTGTATTGCTCGTTTCAGGGAGCGAACGCGCCGGGCATCGGACAACCAGCCGCGTTCTACTCGGGAGGGGCGTTGACGTCCGACGAAGCCGGCATCCTGGTGCCTAACGGACGTGCGTGTTTCGGCACGGCGGCAGATCCGTATTACGACAACCAAGACGCTACGTTGTGGGGTGCGGCAGACACGATACCCTCACCTGCGCCCAACCCCGTAGGTGTGAGCGACACTCTGTTCGGCTTTGGTTGCGCCCTGGTCGAGATGAACCTCTAGGTTCAGGGTCTTTATTTTTCAGCTCCTTTTTTGATTCGGTTCTTGAGTGTTTCAAGGCGTGCGATGGTTGCTTCCAGCTGCTTGATTGTGTCTACCATATCATATTCTACGGCTTCCGCTACGTAAACTTAAGGGCAATGGGAGCTTTTTTAGCATGGCCACCGGGGTCCGAATCGACCTTCCTGGCGTTCGATGTGGTCTTAGATGAGCAGGTGAAACGCCCTGTAGGCGTGGCGGAGCATGTTGTAGAAGCCGGTCCCAACATCTCCGATAACCTACGTGTAGGTCTTACACAGGTGACTTTGGAGGTGTTCGTCACGAACGAGCCGATAGACCAAAACCCTCAATGGGGCTCTGGGTCTACCTCCGCTTTTGGACAGGTCTCCACTCCCGCCCCGGACCAAGACACGCCTCTCCCTACGCTGGTCACGGTGCCTCAGTGGTTCTCTTTGCCCATCGGCATCCCCGGGGTTGGTTCCCTGATCTCTTCGTTGGTAAACCCGACCGAAACAACCTTCAAGCCCAACATCGGACTACAACCCACCCCCGGTTTCGCGATCAACCCCACGGTCCTTCAATTCTCGGACGCCTTCGACGCCGTGCAACAGACCCACGATCAACTCGAGATTCTGAGGCAGGCGGGCACTCTGTTGACGGTCTACGGCAGCAAGGGCGTGTACAGCCCCATGGCCATAGAAGAATGGGGGATGCAACGAAACTCCGAGACAGGTACCGGAGCGACGTTCACCATACAGTTGAAGGAGATCCGCCAGGTCACCACGTCCGTAAGCACAGCAACCCCCACGGTCCCTAGAGCTGTTGCGGCTGTTAGCAACGGACAGCAAGCCACTACGGACGCGAACAGCGGACAGATTAGCAGCGTGCTTAGCCAGATCGTCCAGCTCTTCCAAGGCACCACACCCCCGAGCCCGCCATGAGCGCTACCGACAACTACCAGGTCATCCCTACCACGTCCGACCCTTTCCAGAGCATGACGGTCACACTGGACGGCGTATCGTTCATCTTGACGTTCTATTACAACCAAAGGGAAAACTGTTATTACACGTCCGTTACCCAGCCCGATGGGACGGACCTAGCCGTAGGGGTGAAGTGCGTCACGTCTTGGCCCTTGCTGCACAAGTGGAGCACTCCAGACCTTCCCGCGGGTGAGTTTCTGATTAGCCCCAACACAAGCGACACCGGTCCGGCTACGTTGGGGCAATTGGGTCCGGGGCTGGGCTGGACACTCTTCTACATTCCCGTGGCGTTGCTGCCGTAATGGGCAATCTGCTTTTCCAGCGATCCTGGTCTATTATCGCCGGACCCTTAGACGTAAGCAACCTTGACGCAGATTTCAAGGTGCGCCGATCGCTTCGTAGTGAGCCGAACACCTGTGACCTAAAAATCTACAACTTGCAGCCGGACAGCGTTGCCCAGATCATGCAAAGCTCGTCTACGCCGAACGCCATAGTCCCTGTGTCGATACAGGCCGGCTATGGTGGGGTGAACGAGACTATCTACCAAGGCAATCTTCGCGCCGCTATGACCGTTACAAGCGGCAGTGAACAGGTGACGCAACTCAGCAGCGGGGACGGCGAAACGAACATAGCTTACTCGAGGGTCAACTTCGCAGCGGCGCCGGGCTCTTCTACTCGTACTGTCCTTACGCAGATAGTAGCTGCGTTGGGTGTCGGTGAAGGGAACGCCGAGCAAGCCCTAGCCGGCATGTCACAGACGTACTGTTCGAAAGGCGTGATTCTAAAAGGCAACGCCGCGGACTATCTAGAAGACTTGTGCGCGGCGAACGGTCTTGAGTATAGCATCCAAGGCGGAGCACTTCAAATACTGCCTTTGAACACACCCCTGCCTGGACAAGCCCTAGTTCTGTCGTCAAACTCAGGGCTCATCGGCTCACCCACCGTGGACTCGAAGGGGGTTCTCTCTGCTACAGCCTTGATTACCCCCGGACTAATACCTGGCGGGTTGGTTACGATTCAGGGCGAGAGCGTTTCCGGTTCTTACCGGATTGTCGTCGTCGAGTACGAGGGTGACACTTTAGGGAACCCTTGGTACGCGAAGATCCAAGGCGAGGTTTACTGATTTTAGGTTTCGGCAAAAGTTCCGCGTCGAAAGCTGCCACGAAAGCCGCAACAGCGACTCTCTTGTCTGCCGGTGCATCATTCACGCCAGAGATACCCAACCCT